TCATCTAGTCCTAGATGGCGTAACAAATATCGCAAATTCAATTCAGGGATTTCAAATTCCTGAATATAACGAATTGAGTTTGACCTACTACGGATCAACCAATAATATCGCAACTGTCGTTTATGAAAAAGATGGTAGCCCAGTCGCTACTCTTACTCTGGAATATTTTGTTCAGCCTCCTGTTGCGAATGATGCAAATCTTGTCAAAGTAAGTATTTCTTAATATGGCAGTAAGATTTAATCCATTTACTGGCAAACTTGATTTAAGTTCTAATTCAACGCTTCAAATTAGCGAGGATGGAACTCTGCCAAATGGAAATGAAATTGCTCAAATTCAAGGTGGAGAACTTACCAATGTGGCTGAAATAGACGCAGGACAATTCGATAATCTCCCCAACTAAATTTTCTGAATAAACAGAAAAACAAAACAATAACAACAATATAAAAAATTATGGCAAATCCAATTATTCGTATTAAACGCGGTTCATCGACTCCCGTAAGTCTTTCTTCCGGTGAGTTAGCAATCGACTTAACAAACCTCAACCTTTTTGTTGGCAAGGCCGACGGAACCCCGCTTGCTGTTGGTGGTTCTGGAACCTTTGCTACCAAAGCATATGCTGACGCCGCCGTATCTAGCGCAAACGCAACGCTTTCCGCTGCTATTTTAGCAGAAGAAACCGCTCGCATTGCTGCTGACAGCACCCTTACTAGCGATCTCGCTACCGAAGTTGCTCGCGCTACCGCTGCTGAAGGAGTTATTGCCTCCGATCTCGCTACCGAGACGAGCAATCGCACTAGTGCTGATTCGGCATTGGATGCAAAAATCGCTACTGAAAAAGGGCGCGTTGATGCCATCCTCTCTGCCTCTGACGCAGATAAGGATAGCTTCGCTGAAATTGTAAGTCTCATCAACTCAATTGATACCGCTAATGATTCAGCATTTGCTGGTTATGTTATTAGCAATGACGCTGCTTTGGCTGCTGAAGTTTCGGCTCGCCAATCGGCGGATTCTGCTCTTGATTCGAGAGTTACTGCTCTTGAAACCACCATTGATGGTGGAGTTTACTAAAATAAATTAAACAAGCCCCCCGTGGGGTAAAACCCACGGGGGCAACCCCTCTTCTATAAGATGGCGAATCCAAAGATAATTCCTAAAAAATCGACTGTCGTTGCTAAAGTCCCTATGACTAGCGACCTCGAAAACGGCGAGATTTGCATAAATCACGCTGACAAGAAGCTCTACGCTAAACATCCTAGCACAGGAGCTATACAAGAAATCGGCGGGATGCTGGTTCATTCGCACGATGAACTTTATTCGCCCGATAGCAGTCAGCTTTTAGAACTGCAAAATAATAGCGACCTCACAATAACGGCAGGAGGTTCTTCAAAGACTTTCGTTCTGCCTAGTGCCTCTGGAACGATTGCGACATTATCTGACATTACTGGAAGTGTTGCTGGAGTAACTTCCGTTAATACAAGAACTGGAGTTGTAACTCTCGACAAGACTGATGTGGGTCTTGGAAATTGCGACAACACTTCGGACGCTGATAAACCAATTTCAACTGCTACGCAGACTGCTCTAAACGAAAAGATTGGTAGCAATATCAGCGGAGCAACAGGAGCTACAGCCTTGACCAACATGATGCAAATCACATTAGCTGGCTATAATGCTCTTGGTGCAGGTATTAACGCTAACACAGTTTACATAATTGTAGGATGATTTTAACTAATTCCAGCGCAGCAAAAGTAGGTGCAAGCAATGTAACTGCAATTGCTTCTTCAACGGCAACATTTCGTCAGTTCATGTGCTACTCTGCAATAACTATTTCACAAGCAATTTCTGGCACAATCGGTCTGGTAAAAAATGGAGTAGGTGGACTGACGCTTTCGGGCGTATGTAACTATACTGGGCCTACGCAAATAAACCAAGGGACTCTCACAGTTTCACTGGCATCAACACTTAATGGGGTCATCAGCGGATCGGGATCGCTGGAAAAAAGGGGGGTTAACATTTTAACGATAGGCGGAAATAACACCTATTCTGGAGGCACATCGTATTTTGGCACAGGGGCATCTAATTATATAGTATATAACTCAAGCAACGCTTTCGGAACGGGGCTGTTTACGGTGTCGAATTTAGCAGGACGAATTGATACAGGCGGCAATGTAACTCTCCCTAATAATTTCCTAATTAATAGCACCTCCCTTCAGTATCGCACCATTGGTGCAAACACCATAACGGTTACAGGCAATATTTCAGGAATCGGAGGAATAAATAAAACAGGAAACGGGACTCTTGATTTGCAGGGAACGCTTACTTATACAGGCGGAACAACCAGAACTGGCGGAACAATCCGAGCTTATATAACTGCCGGAGCATCAACAGCAACGGCATCATTTACTACTGGTCTTTCAGTTTCGTTTAATGTTTCACCTCCATCTGGCATAACAACATTTCGCTTCTTCCAAGGCTCATTTAACCTTTCTTATGGTGCAGTAACTTTGGTTGGTGTTCCAGTTGGAACGACAGCAACATGGACAGCAGCAACCTCAACTCTCGCAGTAACAGTCCCATGATAATTCCTCCAAACGAAAATGGTTGGTCATATGATGACTCTACAGGAAACTGGAAATTGGTCTATGCGGACAAAGTAATTATCTTTTACGAAGAAACCAATGTGTCAATCGCAACTCAAAGCACATTATTTGTAGGGACTGAACAAGAGTGTGAAACACAGATAGCCAAAGAAGGACTAGCTTGGCCTATTGACTCTGATTTAAAAAACGATTAATAAAATATTATGGCACTAACATTCAACCCATTTACTGGTAAACTTGACTTTACTGGAAGTCAAGCTACCGCAGCAATTGGCGCGACCGGGGCCACGGGGCCAAGTGGTGGACCAGTTGGGGCCACGGGAAGCACCGGTCCAGTAGGCGCAACTGGTTTAGGCTCAACTGGAAGCACCGGATTAGTTGGCGCGACAGGCGCATCTGGGTTAAGTATAATGGGCAGTACCGGAGCCACAGGGATCGGCAGTCAAGGCGCAACTGGTTCAACTGGAATAGGTAGCACGGGGGCAACCGGAATTGGGTTGCAAGGCAGTACTGGAGCCACGGGACCAGTTGGGTCTACTGGGGTAGGGGAAATCGGTGCAACTGGCGCAAGCGGAATAGGTTCAGTTGGGGCTACTGGAAGCAGCGGAGCAACAGGTCCGATGCCTTGGAATCTTCCAGCTACAGTATACGATAATGGATTTTCTTATAACATTGGTGATGCAGTAACTTTTCAAGGGGGATATTATTATCGAACTGGAAATCCATTAAATCCCGGATATCCTCCAACTCCGGGTTCAATCAATCCAAGTTGGACTCCTGTTGCAGATGGTGGAGCAACCGGGGCCACGGGAGCGAGCGGGATTATTGGAGATGTCGGCAGCACGGGGGCAACCGGATTGCATGGAGATGTTGGAAGTACTGGAGCCACAGGAGTTTCTGGAGATATCGGAAGTACCGGAGCCACGGGTTTGACCGGGGTTAGGGGGGCCACCGGACTTCAAGGCGAGGTTGGGGCTACTGGGGTTGGAGAAGTTGGCGCAACTGGCTCAACTGGAATTGGAAGCACCGGAGCAACCGGAGTTGGAGAAATCGGGGCCACGGGAATTCAAGGCGAAGTTGGGGCCACGGGGGCAAGCGGAATTGGTAGCGTTGGGGCAACCGGAGCCACGGGAACAGTTCCTTCTAACCTAACAGTTGATTATATTGAGTTCAACCCAGCATATACTTCTGGAGTCAACCAATATCAATTAGCATATAATGATACTGACGGCACTCTTGAATTCGGTCTTAAAGGCGGGAATGTTGATCTTTCGATTGGACAAGAGAATGTCATTCTTGCTGTTAATGACGATGCGTCAACGCTAATTCCCGGCGAAGTTGTTTATATTTCTGGCGCGAATGGAAACAATCTTCTTGTTAAGCGAGCGCAAGCCGATACTGATGCTACATCCGCAAGAACCATTGGCGTTGTTGCGGAATCAATCGCAGTTAATGCAGCAGGATTTGTATGCACATTTGGTGCTGTTAAGAACATTAATACTAATGCCTTCAATGATGGGGATGCTTTGTTTCTTTCTCCTACTGTTGCTGGCGGCATTACAAATGTAAAACCATCTGCACCAAGTCATCTAGTCCTTGTTGGATTCTGCCAAAAGAAATCTTCTGGAGCAGGTCAAATCTTTGTTGAAGTCCAAAACGGATATGAATTGGATGAACTGCACAATGTTCAAATTAATACTGGGACATTGGCTAACAACAATCTTCTTGCTTACAACCTTGCCACCTCAACTTGGCAGAATAAAACAGTAAATGATGTTGATGGTGTTACAAGCAACATAACTGGACTAACAGGAGCAACCCAATTAACTAATCTCGTAGAAATAACTCAAACTGGATACGACCTTATTGTGACTCCAGACCCCAACACGCTTTATGTAATTGTTGGACCATAATAATAATATTAACAAAAAGGAAAAAAATAACAATGAACTCTGATAGTGGATTTACTCAAGGAACTGGATATGTCGGCACGATCTATAGTGTGTTCGCAGTTGCCGTATCGATGCTTCCAGAACTTGATATCTGGATGCGAATTCTTGCCTCGGCATCAGCAATTATTGCAGCTTGGGTCAGTATTTATATGATGTTGTCGAAGATTAAAAAACAAAAAAGCAATAAATCTGAATGAAATATTTTTTGACAATTTTATCAGTAATGTATCTTTCGTCATGTGTGAGTATACCGATTCCGCCAACTGGTGAGCATCTAGGAAAATTAGGTGCAATCAAATTGTCAGTTTCGTATGTTCCATATGCCAATCCAGACAGAAAAGATTCAAGCGTAAAATATGCTTGGGAACACTTTTCTAAAACCATAAAAGACAAATGAAAATTGTAAATATCTTGTTAGAAAAACTTTCCGAAAACTCGACATGGCGCGGCTTAATCCTTGTGGCTACGGCACTTGGAGTAAAACTTGATCCAGAACTTCAGAACCAAGTTCTTGCTGCTGGATTAGGTTTAGTAGGCTTAATTAATGTGCTTCGCAAAGGAAAATGATTCCCCAATCCCGTCCCCAGCAAAAGCGAGAGTTTTCGGAAAAATACCTGCGTAAAGCGGGTGTTACCGATCAACTCGCGTTGCTTGGGGTTCGTGGATATTTCAAAGACACGATGGGAACAATTGGAAAAAATGATCGAGGCATCTATGATGATGCAATTTTTGTGATTTCTCCATCAGCATATGTGTCTTTCAATG